CATCTATTGCTCCATCCTTTATTTTCAAATTTAAAAGGGATGCCGAAGCACCCCTGATTGTTGTTACATTCCTACTAATTCGGTGAACTGGTCGACAATTAAAAAATCATCAAAAGTAAAGCTTGTTTCCCCTTCCAACGCCGATGTGTCTGGCTCTAATTTGGCTAGATCAACAGCGTCAGCGTTGCAATTTTTAAAGACGATAGTCTGTTTACCAACGTCTGAGCCTGCATCTTCGTTGGTTACTTGAATCTCGAAATAAACATCTTTACCGGTGTCTTTTAATTTCTGCATCATTACTGCAAAAATCGAACTGTTGAGGTAATAACCGATGTTCCCGGTGCCCTCCCATCCGGTAGTTTTATTAATCTTCCCGGTTTTACCGAGAACTGCAAATTTTTCTTTCTGTTTTTCAGCTTTGGCACTGAAAGATTTAAGCGACATAAAGTTATAACGTCGCCCGTCTATCGTAATGTAGCATTCCCCTTGAGAGCCTGATACAAAGCCGCCTGATTCCATTGTTATCATAATTATCCCCTTCCTAAGAAACCACTACATTGACATACAATTGGTCCATGCAGTTTGTCGGTTCCAACTCATACCCAGCAACAACGGACGTTTTTGTCTCGCCTTGTTCAACAACCAACTGATCCGGGTCGAAGTTTTGGATAGCGCCCTGCTTTTCGAGATCCTTATTGTAGCTGACAATATCCGACCACAGCGAAACCCGA